TGTAATATGAGGCCCAGACATAAGGCCAAGACTAAACAATGGCATAATAAAAAACTAATAAAGAATGACGTACCTAGTAATAGTATTGGATAAAAACGCTAAACTATTCTTAGTATGTGGTGGCCTGATAGTAGCATATTTTGGAGTTACTACCATACTTAGATGGGTACAATTTTCACCATAGTCTTTATGAGTAAGAGTTATAAGACAAGGCCACGTAATAGTACCATGAGCTTGGAAACAAAAATCAAAATCGAAAACGAATTGCCAAGAGTTATTAGCACTATATTTTCACAGGTGGTATTAAATTGACAGTCGTTATGGGTATTCTTAATGGTGAAGAGATTCACGTAGTAGGGCCAGTAGAACCTACAAACAATGAAGGAGCAGTTAATCTTGATGCAATATTCCTTACTCTAAAGGATGCATTGTCTGATATGATTGACAACAGTAGTGAATGTGACAAAGACTCATTCAAGATATTCCTAAAGGATGATGACGGATTCCATCTATCATTTGGGTACAGAAGAGAGGGCCATGAACTATGGAAAGCATGACATATGAAGAGTTCAAGGCCCACTTGAAGACAGTGTTAAAGAATGAAGAATATGAATATGTAATGGGCCTATGGAGTGATGAAGAGGAATGAACGCAAAGAAAATTAAAGTCTTAGACAATAAGAAAGGCTGGATAGAAATTGGTACACTATCCAAGAATGAATTATGTAGAGGTGTAAAGTCATTGATGGATGAGGGCCAGAAACTAGCATTAGAACGTGATGCAATAGGAATGATATATCAAAACCATATGTTATCCATAGCAATATTAACTCCAGAAGAGAGGGCAAAATATTTTGACTGATTATTATGAATCTCACAGAGATGAGCTAATCAAATTGTATAAACAATATGTAAGCAGCCCAGACGAAAAAATAAGACGTAGAGCAACAGTACACATTAAATCATTATTGAGGCCAGAGGATATTGTTTAGAAGATTCTGGAATTGGTATCAAACCAAACTAACAGCAGCAGTAGGATTTTTGTTTGTTACACATATTCTACAGATACCACACTTTGTATGGGCCGGTGATGCATACTTACAAACTGGCCTGATAACATACATACATCCAGTGATAGACTTTATCATGTATGGTATTGACTTGATTGAAATTCCTGCACTGATAAACGTAACATTATTATTTGTAGCACACGTAAGGAAGAATAGAAATGTGTGAACATAAACCAGAATGGAAAGGAAATTTTTTCAGATGCAATAAATGTTTCAAAGTATTTGTAAACAGTATACCTGATTATAAAAAGGAGTATGATTATGTATCTTCCTAGAGAACGTTTTGAAGTGTATATACATCCTAGTACAATTATACCAGATGACTGTACTATAGGCCCATTTACAATAATTGGTAAGAATGTCAAGATAGGCAATAATGTAACTATCAAAAACCACTGTAGAATTGATGACAACGTAACAATAGGTGATAATGTACAGATTAGAGGCAGTTCTGTCATATGTGAGAACATGACCATTGAAGGTGACAATGACTTAGGACATGGCCTAATCTGTACTAATCACCCTAATCTTACAAAGTATTCAGACCCAGAGAGAGATTATAAAATACCACCATATATCAGAAGAGGTGCATGCGTTGGAGCTAGAGTTACACTAATGCCCGGAGTTATAATCGGAGAGGATGCACTAGTAGGTGCTCACTGTGTAGTTACAAAGAATATACCAGACGGTGAAGTATGGTATGCTAAAGGAGTTGCAGCCAAACAAAATGATTGAACCATTTATCCATCCTAGTGCAGAAATAAGAGAAGGATGTGAAATAGGGGAAGGTACAGTTATTGGCCCATTTGTTAGATTAGAATCAAATGTAAAGATTGGTAAATGGTGTACAATAGGCCCATTTAGTGTAATAGCAGAAGATACAATAATTGATGATGATGTATTTATTGGCCCATTCTTTGGTACAACTAATGATAAAAAACCACACATTGGCCCACATGGACTACATCCAGATAAACCAGAGTTTGATGCTTTACCACCAAGAATCTACAGAGGTGCAGTAATTGGTGAACGTGTTACATTAGCTCCCGGAGTTATAATAGGTGAAGGTGCTAGAATTGATATGTGTGCTCAAATATACGCTAATGTTTTAGCAGGTAAACATATAAGGGCTGGCGTGCAATATAGAGTATGAGAATTTGGAATGAAATAAAACCAAACAGACTATGTAGAAAACATTTACTAGCAGAACATAGAGAAGCCCTATGTATCTGGAATGTCATCACACAGAATAAAAAAGGATATTCAAAACATCCAGAAACTGTGAGATACAGAAACAATCTTAGTGCCTTGTTATACAGACATAACCAATTAGTTAATGAGGCCACAGCAAGAGGTTACAACTTTAAAGATTTACCAAACTCTTTAGACATTGTACCATTTAATCACAATGTAAAACCTTGGGATAACCAAGAAAAATCACTTGCAGCAAAAGAATGTGACTGTCTAAAACATATTAAGTATGAAGGGTAATACATTATATGATTAGGCCAAAAGTAATAATCATTGGTTTTAATGAAGTAGATGCATTGAAAAAATGTGTACCAAGTCTGTTAGAATCTGGTGTACCAAAAGAAGACATTTATTTCTTTGATGGGCCATTTCCAGAGTTCCCACACGAATATGATTATTCAACAGATGGAACATTAGACTATCTAAAAGAACAAGGCATTACAGTTGTACCATGTGGTGAGATGACCCATATGGAAAAACAGAATTATAGATTCAAGTATTTTGAAAAAGAAGACCAACAAACAGCATTATTCTATATTGATTGTGATGAGACAATAAAAGGTGATTGGGATATATTTTGTGATATATTAACAAAGATACAGGAAGAATATCACCTACAGGTATTCGCTACTCCATTCTGTGATATTGACAAATATTATAATAATAGAAGTTTTAGGGCCAGAGTATTTCTTGACCCATACAACTGGGAAGTAAAAGATAGACATTGGTTCTTCCATTACAAACGAAAAAAGATTGACATGGGTAGAGCATATGTGATTGGTGGTTTACAAATATTCCATAATAGTTCATGTAGGCCCGGATGGAGAGAAGAACAAATGAAAGACTTTCAAAAAGTCTATACTCCAAAAGAAGAGGCTGAACATCTAAAAAGTGCAGGTATGGATTTACCACCAGATAAAGTTCAGTGTTATCCATGTGGATGTACAATGGGGTATGTTTTCTTTTACCAAAAAAGAAATGGTAAGATGGAAAAAAGAGGTAGAGGTATTGACCTAAGATGTAACGAACATAGGCCGGGTGGTGAAAAATATCAAAGACTTTGCCCACATTGTAGATTTCATACAAAATTAAAGTGTGCTAGATGTAACTATGTAGCTGGTGAAATTTAATGGGTTTTATCACTGGCCCATATATGTCACCAGTAGTAGAAGACGGTGCTATGATAGTTAATGGAAAAAGAGTTATATCAAAAGGTAGTATAATCAGTGGAAGGAATAACTACTATCAATCATATGTATCAATAAAGAGAGGACTGTATGAAAAAACACACACAGTAATTGGTAATGATAATTACTTTAGTAGTTTTGTAAACATTGGCCACAACACAAAGATAGGTAATAATAATTTCTTTGCACCCGGAGTTAAGATAGCTGGTGGTGTTACTGTAGGTAATCATGTATATCTTGGTATGAATAGTTCTGTAGTTCAGGATATAGAGATAGGTGACTGGGTTAAAGTGGCTGCTGGAAACGTTATTACCAAGAACATACCTAGTAATACATATGTTACAACAAAAGGAGAATACAGAAAAAATGGATATACAAAATAATCACACGACACATGCTTTAAGAATAACAATATTCTCTATAGAACAAAGAATATCAGAACTAGAGCAGTTAACATCTTCACTAAAAATAACAGCAAAACAGATGCAAAAAACATTAGAGGATATACAAGATGGATGATATACTAACTTTAACAAAAAAAGTATTGGATATGTTTGAAGAGGCAGAATTGTCAAAGATGCAAGGTATGTTTGTAATTAAAGCAGTAGAATTATCTCTATTAGAAGAAGTAATTAAAGAAACAAACAAAGGCCCAGATTTTCCCGGTGTACACTAATGGTTAATTTTGGTGGATTAGATGTAGCATTGAGGGTAGATAATACAGCTTTAGTAGTGTTAAAGCTAGAAGACGGTGTATTAGAACAGATAGGCCAGAAGGTTTGGCCACATATTCCATTTGACAAGATTAATCAAGATTTGTTAAAGATTCAAAACATAGAACGCATGAAAGCAATAGGATATGATAGACTTGGAGTAGGTGACGGTGCTAAGAACCTATTCTCTAAACAAATACCACTTAGAGATATTGTATCATCACAGCCCAACAAGCTGGACATGATAAGTTTAGTAAAGGGCCTTTTTGATAATGAGAAACTAATTGTACACGATAAAGACCTTTACAAGGAAATATTAGAACAGGAACGTAAAATATCAGATGCAGGTAACGTACTTTATCAACATCCTACAGGTTTCCATGATGATAGATTCTGGGCCTTATGTTATGCTTGTGCAGTAGCATCATACAGTCTAGCAGGAGTACCAAGGCCAAGAGTAGCAATACAGAAATCCAAACGTATGGGTAACTTGGAAGACTTGGTTGATAAAGAGATAGAACGACAGCTAAAAGGATAACTTTCCCACTATGAAAAGTGTGGTAAGTGTTATATATTATTTTGACGTATTATAGGTATGACAAATTACATCACTCCACATGAGTATGAGTCCTTGTTTCACATTGTTCTAAATGTGGCAAGAAGTGCCGATGGTGAACGCTATGTATTTTTAAACAACTTAGCAGATAAACTCGGTAAAAAAGGTACAACAGCCCTTAACATCAATATTGGTTCAGAAAGCGAACTTATTGAAAGTGTTAAAGAATATACAAGACACGCAAACAACGAAAGAAGAGTAAAAGCAGGCCTTGCAGCAGTTGCAAGACACAGAGAGGTAGAAGCATAATGACTCTAAAAATCTTCGGTGCTAAAGCACAAAGCATCGTTCCGGGCCAACAGTTTATTGCAACTGTCACATACGTTGAAGGCCACAAAGTCGTTGAACTCAAAGAAATACCAAAAATATGGAGTGGTGAAGATTGATTTCATCACAGGTGGTAAAGTGTTGGTCATGTTCAGAAATACCTAATGGACTACCATCAACACCATATATCATATACAAATCAGCAAAAATGGTCAGTATATGCAGAGAACACAGACATAAACTATACCCTATATCATTCCATGATCATGTCAAATGTGTACTTTGTAACGTGAATGACCTTGATCCTAATGATTTAGGCAGGCATTATCATCATCCACTTGTAGGCATGGAAGATTGGAAAACAGATTATGATGATTCAATATTTGAATTTAAGGAAATTCATTCAAAGGGATGGAAATATTGAAACGCTGCTCAAACTGTGACAGTGATGAAGCATATGCATATTGGGAACAAGAACCAGTATGTGATGACTGTTTCAACAAATTGGCCCTTGATAGAGAAATGGAGACAAGAAGTGATGACTATTGATTATCATTTAGAGGCCCTAAAGCGTATTTATGGTGCTTATGTATCATACCAAGCAAGATATGCTTTATGGAGACCAACTCCAGCACAAATTGATGAGATGAATTCTATCAAATGGGAGCTCTCTAGAAATATTAATTAATTATTAATTAATAATCTAAAAGACCCTATTATGGATTCTAAACTCTTTTATCCTTGATTTGTGTATGAATATTATTGAACTGTGATAACTGTAATCATATTCATGAGGCCAATCTACACTGTCCATGTTCATGCCATAATGATATTATTCATATTAACTCTGTAACATCAGATGGGGATATTATTATTTATAATAGTGCTATTTTAAACCTTAATAACGAAGATTAACTTATAGTAATATTATGGCCAAGACAAAAAAAGTAGAGAATAAATTTTCACCACGTATGGCAACAGATTATACTAATCCTTCAAGAAAAATTAATAAAAATAATACTTGGAGAAAACATTCAGGTATAACAGATAACTTTCAAGGTATTCAAGTTTTTGCTGCAGTTGACCCATACAAAACACAAGAAAGAAAAGATTTCAAATCAGCGATGAATAATCCATATGTTTACAGAGCATCTAGAATCCATACAACATTTACAGCAGGCCAAGGATATACAACAGATATTGTACCAAGAGCAGAAGAGGAAGTACCAGATGAACAATTAGACCAATGGCAAAAATCAACAACAATTAATGTACCTTATTGGGGAAGAGAATTTACTCCAGAAGAACTTAAAGATAAAATTGATAAAATGGCAGTAGACATGGATTTATCTACAAATTTATTCAATGCATACTTTACAGCATTAGAACAAGGAAGATGTGTACTGGCCCTAACTCCATTAGAAACAGATGAAGATGGAAACTTTGACTTGCCAGAACAAATCAGACTAATCAGACCAGAGTTTACAGAAAGACCAGTAATTAACGAAAACACATCAGAACTAGAAGGTGTTAGAATCATCGGTGTAAGAAGCCCAAAAAGAGATAATGTACTACCAAAGAACAGAATGATTTATGTCATGCATGGTTTTAACAATGAATTATTTTCTGATTATTATGGTGACTCTAAAGTAGCAAGAGTTGCAGATGAGGCCAATACATTAAACATCATTCTTAATCAAGACTATGAAAGAGCTGCAGAATCTACATGGTATAAACCACCAGTATATTCTGTACCAATTCCACCACAGGAATATGGTAATGAAGATGAAGTATTGAATGATTTTCTAGCAAAAGCAAATGACAGTAAAGGCCAATCTATTGCAGTAACTGGCCCATCAACAACAGATGAAGTTGGTGTAACTGTACTAAATACCCCAACATCAGCAGACATTGGAAGTCTTGAAGTAATAAGAACAGGATTAATCAAAGCAATTATCACAGCTTACGGACTTCCCGGATTTATGTTAGCAGAAGGTGACATTGGTAAACTTGGTGGTAACGCAAACATTGAAGAAGTAGATGCATACCTTAACCAAGAAATTAGGCCAGAGAGAATTATCCTAGAGAATACAGTAGAGAAACAATTCTATGATACCATACTATCAATACTATTCCAAGTAGACGATGTAAGAAACATCCCAGTAAAGATAAAATTCTCATTTAACAAACCACGTTTAATAACATTACTCAATCAAGAGAAATTTATGGTATTGACCCAAATGGCCCAATTAGGATTAATTGATGAATCAGGTGTTAGAGACATACTTGGATTAGAAGACTTGGATAAAGAAACAATGTCTAAAGGTGAAGCAGGTGGAGCTACTCCGGGAAATAACCAATGGAGAACAGATTTCAAGATTCCATCAGGAATGAACTTATGGCCAGAAGAATATATTAGAAGTTTAGATAGATGGCCAGCACAAGACAAATGGCCACAACAACCAAAATTAGATGTATGGCCCGATAATACTCCACAAGAAATTATAGATAGATGGCCCACGCCTGCAGAGCTATTATGGTCAAATGCAGGAAGGATATTACAATCAAAACGATCAAAACTTAAAACCAAGAGTGCAGTATAATAATGTATGGATGGAAGACCTTTAGCAAGAGTAATAGGGAACGCAGGTATGTACTTTGTAACTCCATATGTAGGTTCAGGACTAGCCACTGGCTTACCACATCTAGATACAGCATTATGGACAGCATTAATAGGTCTAGTATTATCAGCAAGCAGGGAGTTAATTGAATATGGAAAAGAAAGAAACCTGTGAAAAAGTATGCTGGTGGACTAAAACAGGGGATTTTTTAGATATTATCCTACCATTTTCACCAAATAAAAAGAAAAAAACTAGAGATTAGAATACATTTGTTCTAATTTCTCTTTTTGATTTACATTGTTTTTCCTTTCGTAAGGAGTAATATTTGCGTTCATTGTACTTCTATTACGCTTTAAAGGTATTTAAATCATACGAACCTATTATTATTATGGAAGAATTACCTGTGGTAGAAACTTATACTGGATATTCAGAAGTATTAACAGCTAACCAAAAAGACAAGTTAGATAGGCAAAAAAGAATAGAGGAATTATTAATCGTATTAACAAATAATATTGAAGTTATGAGAAATGACATAGAATCAGTAAAGGCCCATTTAGAATTAGTAACTAATGAAGAAAGTCTTTAATTCTTTAAATATTATTATTGGTAATAATAAACATGGTTAAGATTGAAAGTGGTTCAGGTAATGGTAGAGAGGCCAAAGTAGGTTCAGATAATAGATTATTCGTAACTGGTATAAACAGAACAGAAGCCCAATCAGCATTAGACTTGGGAGATGCGTATAATATTAACACAGGCATTGTTTCAATCTCTGCTACAACAGGTATGCTATATCTTAAAAATAATGAAGATAAACATTTCTTCGTTGAGGCAATAGAAGTAGGAACAGGTGCAGGAAGTTATAATACAACAGGAATGGTTCAAATTCAAATTACTAGAAACCCAACAACAGGCACATTGATTAGTGATGCAACAGCAGTAGACCAAAACGGAAACAGAGACTTTGGTTCATCAGACACATTAACAGCAGATGCGTATAAAGCAGGTGCATCAGGAAAGACAATTACAGACGGTACAGATATTATATTAATGGGAGCAGCAAACGCACAAGCAAGAACATACGCAGAAGTTAACTTGGAACTACAAAAAGGTAACTCTATCGGTGTAGAGGTTAATCCAAACTTAGCATCAGGTAGTGTAGATTGTTATGTAACAATTATCG